TAGGAGCAATCAATGGTGAGAAAGTATATCAGGATGAAAAATTCACCAATGGATATGTCTTCTCATGAACCAATCATCACTACCTTCATTCACACCCAATCCTCTTCTGGAAATGTTAATGCAACGAGAACAACTTATGGAGGACATTGATTCCATTGTTGATGAATATGCTTTCATTCATGACTTAAATGTTGATGAGGCAGAAGATTTAGTTCGTCTCTTATGTGATGCTGTATGTAAGAACTTTCCTGCTCAATGACTAACTCCAACCTTTCTAAAATCAAACCAAAACTAAGGACAACTGGCAATGTAACTGGTAACTTTGGTAGAAACAAAGTAAGGACTCACGGTAACACTGATCTAGGATTCACTACTAAGGAAAATATCACTATGACTACACAAGATGATTACCTTAAGAGGATGTACGAAGGGTTTGAGAAGACTAACGATCCAAAATTAAAAAGGTTTATCTATAGTGAAATTCGTAAGATTATGGTTCAAAGAGGGGTGTGGAGTGATTGATACTTTATATTAAAAAATGTATTAAAAAATATACTTCTGTTTTCTATCTTTTCCACAATAGATGTGGAAAAAGGGTATGATTATGTGGAAAAAAGATTCTTTTATGTCCCTTTTAATGTCTCTGGACCTTGTGTTTATTATGTCTTAAAAGGTTCTCAGGTCTTGTGTTCTAAGGTCGCACTCTATCACAAGATCCCAGAAATGTCAAGACCCTCCGTAATACTTTGAGACCTTATTCCGAAAAACACATAAGACCCATGCGTAACACATGGATTTCATGCGTAACACATCATGCGTAACACATGATTGACTATGCGTAACGCATGAGTTATAGTAAGCGTAACGCATGAAATCCTAGTTATGGCCCAGTCTCCCAAATTTCCCGGATTAGGTAACACCAAAATCATCAGGATTCCGGAGTCATGCGTTACGCATGTTTTGTCCTTATGTGATAGCTACGACAGACTATGCGTTACGCATGGTTTTGAAAGGGTAACAGAATTACAGGAGAAAATAGAACAGGGGATTGATAGCTACCTCGAAAGGATTTGATTGATATTAAAGTTAGTAACCTCCAAAGGTCTTCCATAGTATAAGAACAACTCACTCATGACTTCAACCTTCCAGACAGACCTCACAGATACCACCTATAACGGTTGGACAAATTACGAGACCTGGAATGTAGCCCTTTGGATCAGCAATGATGAGGGACTCTATCACTTAGCACGGGAGGCAGGTGATTATCAGACTTTCGTAGATTGTCTGGAAGCATGTTCAATGAACGACACTACAACGGGTGATGGTGTTAAGTGGAATGACCCTAAGGTTAATGCTACTGAACTCGATGACATGTTGGCAGAATTGTGATACACAGAAGACAGGGGAGTTCTTGACAGTCTCCCCTTCTTATGATAAAATAACAGTATAATGAAATCGACAGGTGATTGTGGGTTTATGTGTAACCCGGTGGTTCGCGTAACCCGTCCATAAGGGATCCTAAGTACCCCCCCCCTAACTAAAAAAGACTAACTACCCTAACCTACAGAGGTGACAAAACGCGATCTATATTTCATTCTCATAAAAAAATTCCCCCAGGATTTTGAAGGTCCCAAAGGGGTTGACATAAAAAAATTCCCCAGGTAAAATAAACTCCCAAAACCGTCGCAGACAGAACGAAGTGAGCCGAGCCAATGTCATCGAATGAGAAGTGGACTTGGGAGTCATCACCCAGAAGACAATTTAATCTTCGTAGTCTTGAGAGATGTTATCTCATGGACTCGAAAGTTCAAATAGAAAAGGGAGAAGTAAAAAGTGAAATTAACAAGAAAAAGAAAGTGAAAAGATCCTCCTCTCCTCGACCATATTGGAATATCTACAGAGCTGTCTTAGCTGGATGGTTAATTAGATATCCAAGTTTTTTCTTCAAGACCATGATGTTAGGAGTATTATTCTTCCTTGTGTTGATTATGATAATTATAAGTCCCTCTGAGGGACCTGAGAGACCCTATGAGACCCCGCGGGAACCTCTAGTGGGGGATATTAAATAATTCGTAAAAGAGGATAAATTCTATGGATTTAAGATACCATGTATATCATAATGGTGAATGTATTGCAAATTGTCTAACGGAAGATAAATTCACTCATTTGATACAGGATTGTCGAGATAAAAAATTAGAAGTAAGTTATGAAGTCATAGAAATTAACCAATTAAAGCTTGAAGAATCTAGTTATTGATGGTAGAATAGTATCAAAGGTGATTTGAAATGAAATTGAAAAAAGAACGACGTAAGTATCCGACAGTTCTTCGATACCCTGGTGGAAAGTCGAGAATCATCTATTACTTGTTTCGAAAGAATATGATTCCAGAGGACATCAAAGAATACCGTGAAGGTTTCCTTGGTGGTGGTTCTTGTGCTTTGGCATATTCTACAATGTATCCAGATGTTCCTGTTTGGGTGAATGACCTTTATTATAATCTTTATACATTCTGGACGGAACTTCAGAAAAACCCCGACCCTCTCATTAATCGATTATTAGAATTGAAAGATGAAGCATGTCGTGCACAAGATACTGATGAGTTAGAGAAAAAACACCGAAAACTCTATGGTGATATGAGACATCTGATTGATACTTCAGATGATAAGAATGATATTGCCACTGCGTTTTACATTTTAAATCGAAGTAGTTTTGGTGGATTTACAGAACAGAATAAGAACGCCTTTATTCGTGATTCATATAAAAACACCATCTTCTCACAGTCGAAGATTCGTAAACTTGCCGACATTAGTAAGATTATTCAACCATGGAGAATTACGAATCTAGATTATCGAGAACTGTTGAAAACTCCTGGTGAGGATGTATTTGTATTTCTTGACCCACCATATCTCATTAAAGATATGTTATATGGTAAGAACAAAGAAATGCATACGGGATTCTCTCATGAGGATTTTGTAGAAGCTTGTAAGACATCACCACATAAGTGGCAGATTACTTACAATGAACATGAATGGTTAAGAGAACAATTCTCTGATTTTCATATGGAGAACTTTGAATTCCGTTATAGTCTTGCTCATCGTAGTGAGAACAAGAATAAGAAGGAAGAACTTTTGATTATGAACTACGAACCCCGTAACAGTCGAACTGAGAATAATGCGTTGGAAGCATTACTATTCTCTTGATTTAAAACTAAATATCGTGTATAATGAAAATGAAGTGGAGTGACTCTATTCAATGGCTAAAGGATTTACTGTAAAAGCATCAGCACCAAAGAAAAAAGAAAATACAGAACTTTGGGATTATGATGCTATTAAAGAAAGAATGAAAGGAAAGGCAATTGTATTTTGTCTTCCTGGAAGAGGAGTATCATATACGTTTTTGAAAAACTTTGTACAACTTTGTTTTGATCTTGTACAAAATGGAATGAGTATTCAAATCTCTCAAGATTATTCTTCCATGGTGAACTTTGCTCGTTGTAAAGTATTGGGAGCAAATGTACTTCGTGGTCCGGATCAAATTCCTTGGGACGGTCAGTTAGCATATGATTATCAACTTTGGATTGATAGTGATATTATCTTTGATAGTAATAAGTTTTGGCAACTATGTGATGTAGCACTTTCTGCAGAAGGTGAAGAACGTCCTATTGCTGCTGGTTGGTATTCAACTGAAGATGGTCGTACTACTTCTGTTGCACATTGGTTGGAAGAAGACGACTTCCGTACTAATGGTGGTGTGATGAATCATGAGATGGTTGATGGTATCTCAAAACGTAAGAAACCTTTCACTGTTGACTATACTGGTTTTGGTTGGGTCATGATTCAGAAAGGTGTATTTGAAAATGAGAAGATGAAGTATCCTTGGTTTGCTCCTAAGATGCAAGTATTTGAGTCTGGAGCTGTTCAAGATATGTGTGGTGAGGATGTCTCTTTCTGTCTAGATGCTATTGAAGCAGGATACGAAATCTGGTGTGATCCTCGTATTCGTGTTGGACATGAAAAGACTCGGATTATCTAATGTCAGAACCATATGATGATAAACTATTTCTCGCCTATGTGGAGAAAAGATTAGTTCAATGGGTGGAATATCATCTACCCAATAAGAGTGATGACGATCTCTGGTATCTTAATAGTAAAATATTAGAGGAATTAGGTAAAAGAGATAAACATAGGTATCAAGTTGGAATTGGATTAAGTTTTAAAAGAGGTAATTAAACAATGGCAAAAGTAAAAAAATCACTTTTGGGAAATGTCTTCATTGAGTCCCAACCTAAGAAAACCACACAAGGTTCTGGCAAACACACTAAGTATGCTGCATCAAGTCGTAATGGCAAACGTAAGCGTTATCGTGGTCAAGGACGTAGTTAATATTAAAAGACCCTACGGGGTCTTTTTTAATGCATAGATAAAATAGTTGTAAAGTTTTGTATGTCTTGTTTGATTGCAAATCTTCCATCGATGGAAGTCTGGGTGCGTAAAGAATATTTGACAGATCACCAATCTGGTCATGGTGAATTTGTAAAAGGTGTTTGGGTTTCAGTCAAATCGATTCCTGGACGTGCTTTTTATTTTGAAACGTATTTACCAGAGTATGCAGCAATGTACGATAAACTACCCATCAGCGCCTTTGTAAGCGACCCTGAGACCCCCTCACCAGACATGAGCCTACCAAACCTTCAGTTCTGGAATTGTATGGATTATGGGGTCGTTTCGGTTGATAAGAAGTTTATTGGTTCAATGGACTTTGAATGTTATACGAGAGACCATGGTAATGTAAAAGGAACTTATGTCTGCACAATTGATAACTATCATCATGATCCAGACTATGTTGATTATGCGACAAGTGAGAATCCTGCTGAACATAAATCACATAACTTAATTGAATTGGAGAATGGTCAGTATGCACTTTATCCAAATAATAGATTACGCATTTATGATAATAGTTTGACGCCCGTTGAACCAAAGATGCCAGATTTTAAAGTATCAACACAATACTATCAGGTTGAAAACGGTTTTGATCGTCTTGGTATGGGTAGAGAGGATGAATACTTCTGGAAGACCGCAAAAGAACGTTCTCAGGACATAGATAGTAGTAATGTGAAAGAAACTACGGGAGAAAATTATGAGTGAAGAATTTCTCAGAGAAATCAACCATGACAACAAGACACCTAAAGGAAAAAAACCTCAACTTAATGAAGATGGGTTTTTTCTCGCAGACGATTGTTCTCATCCTGATCATCAGTGCACTTGTGGTTCTAAACCAGTAGAATCAGTAATACTCACTGAAGGATTAGTGTAATAAATAAGTTAGATTTGTTGCAACTAATCAGTGCCTCTAGAACGCGTTAGCCAAGGATTTAAAGACATCAGTGCTACTTTTCAAATCAGTCCAATTAATTCTGATTTGATATCGTTGAAAAACTCTAATGCTATCGCGAGATCAATTCGTAATCTTATATTTACAGTACCTGGAGATAAACCTTTTCAACCTACAGTTGGTTCAAGGGTTTCCGAATTATTATTTGAAAATTTTGATGGATTAACCGCCACTTCAATTCGAAGTGAAATTGAAAATACTATTAAAGAATACGAACCCAGAGTTGAATTGAAAAAAGTTACTGTAGAACCAGACTTTGATAATTATGAATTCAACGTAGTTATACAATATATTATTGTAGGTATTGATGTACCAGTTCAACAGCTCACATTCATCTTGGAACCCACTAGGTAAATGCCTTTAGTTAATTTTAGCAATCTAGATTTTGATCAAATAAGAGAATCTATAAAGAGTTATCTTCGATCAAACTCCAACTTCACAGACTATGATTTTGAGGGATCTAATCTCTCAACTATTATTGATACTCTTGCTTATAATACTTATATTTCCTCATATAACGCTAACATGGCGACAAATGAGGTATTCATTGATAGTGCGACTTTAAGAGAGAATGTAGTTTCGTTGGCCCGTAATATTGGATATCTCCCCAGATCAAGAAAGTCAGCTACAGCTAATGTATCATTTAGTGTTGATGTATTAGGAACTACATCATCCACAGTGACACTTAAAGCGGGAACAGCTTTTGTTTCTAGTCGTACTTTTGGAAGCGAGAGTTATATTTTTTCAGTTCCAGATGATATTACTGTTCCGGTTGATTCTACAGGATCTGCAAACTTCTTCAATATAGACATTCATGAAGGAGTATATGTTAAAAATACTTATACAGTAAATTCAAGAACTCCAAATCAAAAATACATTATACCAAATGGTGGTTGTGATACATCACTCATTAGAGTTGTCGTAAAGAAATCACAGAGAGCCACCCAGTCGGGAACTTCAGAGAAATTTGTTCAGTATGATAACTTATATGATATTGGACCCACTTCTCCAATTTATTTTGTAGAAGAAATTGATAGTGAGAGATATGAATTATTATTTGGTGATGGTATATTTGGTAAAAAATTAGAAGAACCAAATTTCGTAGAGATAAGTTATATCAGTTCAAAAGGAGAAAGTGGAAATAGTATTTCGAGTTTCACATTCTCAGGAACACTTAGAGATAATAACGACAACGCCATAACTTCTGGAATATCATTAATTACTACAAATAGTCAATCTCATGGTGGAAAATCTATTGAGAGTGTTGAATCCATTAAAAAATATGCACCTAGAATCTATGCAGCACAAAATAGAGCAGTAACATCTTCAGACTATGAAGCACTAATTCCTCAGATTTATCCAGAATCGGAATCAGTATCTGCTTTTGGTGGAGAAGAATTGACTCCCCCACAATATGGTAAAGTAATTATTAGTATCAAACCATATAATGGTGTTTATCTATCTTCAAGAATAAAGAGTAATATTTTATTAGAACTTAGAAAGTACTCAGTAGCTGGAATCGTTCCTCAAATTATTGATCTTAAATATCTCTATTTGGAATTAGATTCTAAAATTTATTATAATACAAATCTTGCACAATCTCCTTCTTATGTGAATGATATTGTTCTACAGAATATTACTAATTATTCTAATTCCTCAGATCTCAATAAGTTTGGGGCTAGATTCAAATATAGTAAATATCTGAATATTATTGATAATAGTAATAATTCTATTACTTCTAATATTACAACCGTGAATATTAGAAGAGATATGGTAGCTTCTCTTAATCAGTTTGCAGAATATGAAATATGTTTTGGTAATAGATTCTATCTAAAGAATCATGGACATACGGCAGAGTATCAAGGAACAATTGTTGGATATAATATCAAGTCATCAGGATTTACTGTAAGTGGTATTTCTGGGACTGTTTATCTTGGTGACATAGCTAATCACGATTTGAAGACCGGAAGTATTTTCTTATTCAAATTAAACTCACCAACCGAAGCAGTTATTGTGAAAAGATCAATAGGAGTAATTGATTATATTAAAGGGGAAATTAAATTGAATCCAATTAAAATTTTATCTACTTCAATCAATAAGGATGTCCCACTGATCGAAATATCAGCGACTCCTTATTCAAATGATGTGATTGGATTACAAGATCTGTATTTACAACTTGATGTAAGTTCTACCACAATTTCAATGATCTCAGATCAAATCGAATCGGGAGATG